CGTTCTCAAGTAGTTCTGTAAAATTCACTGCCATAGTAGTCTCCTACTTATAATTTTAAATCGTTGATGAAACCAGTGATTGCTTTCATCAAGTGTTTTTCTGCACTTTTATCGTGTGTTAATGCACTAGCGGTTTCAAACATTTGACTACCGCCTCGCATATTAAATAAACTCTCATATATAGTTTTAGGATAGGCATCAGGAGCACTTGGCTGTGCCACAATGTCCACTGTTACAATATCAAAGTCGCTTACTTGTCCACTTCCGTCGACATTTCCACTACCTCTACTGCTTACACCAAGTTTAGCACCTGCTTTTAATAATGCTCTCGCAATATTACCCATCGGTGTTTCTATAATTTTAAGTTTGCCCAAACCGTTTGAATCATCATAATTCATATCTGTAATTATGTGACTTACACGGTCTAAATTTATCTGCAACTCTTCAGGGTGATCTAACTCGCCCATCACAGTCTCGCCTTTTCCAAGACGTTCTTTTACACTATTAACAGCATTTTTGATTTCATCCTTAGGATAAACTCTTCCATTCTGGTTCTTTACATCACCCTGAATGAATAAACCTTGCATGAACAAATCCTTACCATCTTTAGATTCCATTATCTGGACGTTAGACGCTTCTGGACTTAAATATTCATATAGTTTATTTGCCATTAATATCTCCTATCAGTTTAAAAAGACTTATGCCTTTTTAGGTTCAACTTTAATGTTGTCTGTAGGTGTGTGATCTTTTGCTGACTCACCTTTGTTACCTTCGCCGCCGTCTTTTAGGACTACTGCTTTAGTTTTACCGTCTGCGATTTTAGATGGAGCAGGCATTTTCATACCATGTTCGTTATCTGCATTTCCGCCACTTGGTGCCGCTACATTATCAGAAAGTTTAGTTGCTTCTTCAACAACTTCGTCTTCTTCTGTAACTTCTTCGTCTAAGTCATATTCAACTGACTCTAAGTCCATTTCAGCAGGTAATTCAGCATCCATTTCTGCTTCTTCACCGTCTTCCATTTCATCTTCGTCGTCTGCTAATAATTTTTCAAATTCTGCTTTAAGGTCTTCAAGCTCGTCTTCGATATCGTCAACTTTATCTTCTAGATCTTTATCACCGTCTTCAGCATCTAACTCTAATTCGTCTTCTGCTTCGTCTTCCAAAGTTCCTTCTTCATCTGCTGTAATATCTGCTTCAAAGTCGTTTGATTGATCAATAACTTCTTCCATGTTATCTTCTTCAATTGCTTCTTCGCTTGATTCTTCTGCCTCTTCTACAGCCTCTTCTTCAGATTCCTCTGATTCTTCAACTGCTTCTTCTTCTGCTTCTTCTGATTCTTCAACTGTTTCTTCCTCGGAAACGTCTTCGTCTAGAACTTTTTCATATTCTGCTCTTGCTTTAGCAACAACATACTCATGAAGCATTTCTTCCGCTTTATCGTTTTCTTCGGCTAATAATAGTTCAAGAATGTTCTCTAATTGTGTTCTTGATTCTGACATTGTGGTCTCTCCGATTAAATATTTTATGATAGAAATAGCAAAAAGCCATTCTACCCTGTTAAGTACTTATATGATGTATGTTTATTTGTATTAAAACGGTGTGAAAATGATGTTTTTGATGCGAAATTAGTAAAATCGCTATTTTATGTCTTTATATTTACTATTAAGAGTAAATTAATTAAAAACTAACTAAACTAAGCCGCCTGTGTCCTGTTGAGTATTTGCATACATTACTTTAACAAAATTGTCATGCTCTTCTTTTTCTTTGTTTTTAAGATCTCTGACTTTTCTTAATTTGCCTAGTTCTTCCAGGGTAAGTTTTGACTTTCGTGTATCTTCCTTGCTTCTTTTAACAAATTGATCAAGTTCTGGATTGTAAAATTCTACTAGTCTCATTATATACTACCCTCTCCGCCTGGTGTTATAGGTGGTACTCCGCCTTCCGGATTATTTATGCCTTCTGGGTCCAATGATGGATCTTCTAAAGGTATGTCACCCTGTGGTATTTCAAAATTAGGATCTACTGCCATTGGATCATTTGGTCTAATACCTAAGTTTCTCAATTCTGCAGATTTACCGTCCTGTGTTTCATATTTCTTATAATCGTTTTCAGATCTCCAGAGCTCTTCGTTTTCTTTGATTTCTTGCTCTGTTAATCCTAAATACTTTTTAAGTTTAAATTGGTTGGATAAGTGTGGTACTGCCGCCACTGCATTGTATAACTGGGCTCGTTCCGTATCCAATTGTAGATCTTTATATGTACTAAAGTTTAAAGGTTTATTGAGTTCAATGTTGAAAACACTACTATCTATTTCAATGCCTCTATGCTTTAAAAAGATCTTAAATTCTCTATCTAAGTCTTCTTGTATTTGCCTTTGAAGTCTTTCTACGTACTTTGCAAACCTATATTCTTGTATATAAGCAACACCTACTTTACCGTCATTGTATACTGCAGAACCGTCATCAGGTCCTGTAGGCAAGTAAGAACTTGGTATTCTAAGTCCTCTTAATAGTTTATTATTAAAGTATCTTAAATCGTCAATTTGTCCTAAATTTTCTCCACCCGGTAGTGTATCTACTTTAGAACCTCTGCCGTCTGCCGTTTGAGCAAAGAAGTAATCTTCTAACATACTCATTGGGTTATATGCGGCATCTACAACTCCACTGCCGTCTGCTTTCTTATTAGGTACACGTTTTTGTTGTACTTCATACTTAACTTGTTCTAAGTATTGTCTTGCTTTATGAGGTGGCATATTACCAACATCAATCATAAACACTCTTCTTTCTGGTGCTCTATGTACTCTATATATAATAATAGAGTCTTCAAGCAATTCCTTTTGCTTGAAAACCTTAAAAATTGGTTCTAATATACTTACGCCAAAAGGCCATGCATGGTCCATACCTTGTGTTAAACTAATATGTACAATGTGTTTAGAATCTACAGGCGTGCCTTGATCTGCACCGTCTATTGCGCCTGTGCCATATGCATTAGCAGTACTGTTTACACCCGCCATAACACCTGTTAAACCCTGTCCTGAACCGTATGGTCTAGAATGTAATCCTGCCACACTGGTTGCTGTTAATTCTTCAAATAAGGGTTCTAGATTTTTAATAAAGTAAGTTTCTATTTTCTTACCTTCTGATTCGTTTACAATAACCTTTTCTACATTTGCAGGGTCACACCAGTATAATTTATGCGTTTCTGGATCTCTAATAAAAAATTGATCGCCGTACTTAATAGTATTTCTAAAAATACCAAACACTCTTTTATGCATTTCGTTTAGTTTAGTCCACTGCTTGATACTTTTACCTAAAATTGCACTTTCTGTATCTGTTGGATCTGTATTATAATGTATGCTAAAAGGCAATCCAGAATATTCATCTTCTTGTGTGCCAAATTCTGCTACAGTATCTAATGCGGCGTTAATTTCCAAATCGTTATCCATTTGGTCATACTGCATGTATCTCATTAATCTGTTAGGGGAACCTGCATATACTTCAGGTAGCCAACTTGCATATCTGCTGGAAGCCGCACCAGGTCCTGTTTCAGACTGGTTACCTGTCACATTTAGTGGTAAACCACTATTGTCGACTGATGTAAAATACTTTTTCCAACTCATATAATAATCCTTTTAGTTATATTACACTATTTATCTGAAGTTGTCAAGTATCGATTAGAGTTTTTGGTTACATGTTGCCTTCTTCGACCACTTTTACTTGTTTTCTTGCAAGAAGTATAAGTGTTTCGAAATAGGTTTTTAACTCTTGGTTAGATAATCCTTCTACGCCATCTTGATCAAAGGACTGTTTAAAGTCGCCACCGCCCGGGGTTGCCGCACCAAACGCCGCCGCACCTTTTGTTTGCTTAACTTTAAAAGGCACCTTTCCGTCTTCCATGTATTTTTTTAATTGTCGGGATTCAATTGTAGATAATTCTGTAGAGCCTAGACTTACTACTTTTGCCTTCCCGCCGGTGCCGGAAGTATTTAAAAATCTTTGTCCGCCAAAGTCTCCTATAAATCCGCCGGAAACTTTTCCATATTCATTTGTTTGTCTTGAGATGGCTGATTGCGCCGCTGACTGAGATAAACTATTAGGGTCTGGATTTATCATTACATTCGATCTAGCAATATTATCAGTTTCAGAAAAACTATTTTTTTGTAAATTATACATTTTACGATCATTTCTATATTCTTTTTTCTTCTGTTCTATCTCTTGCTCAGAATAATTTACAAATGGGACGAATGCATCTGCCATTCTTAATGCTATACTATGTAGCA